GCTACAACGTTAATAGTACATCTAGTGCGTTTACTTTTGGATATGCCTCAACTGATACTCGATGCACTCACGGCGCAACAACGTGGACAGCTCCATCAGATGAGCGATACAAAAAGAATATTGTAGATGCTGAAGCCGGTCTTAGCTTTATTAATGACTTACGCCCAGTTAACTATAACTGGAGAGCAGAAGGTGAAATACCATCAGACCATTTAGCGTATGTAGAAGGCTCTACTAAATCAGTAAACGGTACAGACGCTACTCAACATGGTTTTATTGCTCAAGAAGTAAAAGCAGTAATAGATGCTCATCCAGAAATTAAAGATGGTTTTGATATGTGGGATGAAGATTCTGATGGCAGACAGCGAATTGGTGAAACCGCTTTAATACCAATCTTAGTCAAAGCTGTTCAAGAACTCAGTGCAAAGGTTGAGGCACTTGAAGCTCAACTAAATTCATAACAGTCTAGTAAGGAGAAAAGACCATGACTGAAGAACTAACCGCAGAAGAAATCCAAGCACGTTATGACGCTGCTATGGATTCAGTAAACCTGCTAAACAACGGCAAGCCAGACGAGATGTCTGACGAAGATTGGACTGACACTGTAGCTCGCAATGTCGGTCACTTAGAAATCATGGTGGCTAAAGAGGATTGGAATGACCAAGACCTTTCACCATTCACCGCAGCGATTGCTGCTAACTCATAAGGAGAAACTACGATGGCTAAAGACGAAAACAAAACCATCACAGTGAACGACGTTGAGTACAACTTAGATGACTTCACTGACACTCAAACAGCACTGCTGAACCACATCAATGATCTTGACCGCAAACTGGGTAACGCTCAGTTCAATCTCGATCAACTGATGGTAGGTCGTGAAGCGTTTGTTGCTCGACTCGCTGACTCACTGGAAAATCCAGTAGAAGAGGCTGAAGAAGCAGCATAATGCTAGGGGTATCCGCACTTTCAGGGGCAACGATCAGTGATCTCGGCATCATCTTCGAGAACGCTTCTGCGAGTGCGGCTGCTACTACTGGCTTTTCTGCCGATTCGACTAGAGTCCGCACTGGTGGCGCAATATCGGCTGTTGAATCGTCTTTTGCCGGTGTAGGCATCCGATTCAGAAATGTATCAGGCACATCGTCTGCTATTGCAACCACCTCTGCTACGGCAGGCTACGTCAAGTTTGCTGTAGGTTCAGTATCGGCTCAATCAACAAACACAGCAGCTGGCATCAGAATCAAGAGTAATTCTGCTGAAATACTGGCAAGCTCGGCAACGTCTTTGGATTACATCCGCGTCCGTAAGGCATCTGGCACATCTACAGCTAGATCGCAAAACACAGCCCGTGCAGGCTACGTTAGATTCGGTGAAGGCTTAATCTCGCTGACATCGTCTGTTTCTGCGGTAGGTCGCAAGAAATGGCAGACAGTACCTGAAGGTACAAGTCCTTGGACGGTTACTGATCCACAGTCTGTTTTTGATGCGGCTGACGCAATTATTGGGGCGTAAGATGGCATCACCAAACAACAAATACCAAACATGGTTAGCTCTCAACGCAAGTCTAGCAGGAACACCTGAATATCAGATTGTTGCTCAAGCTGCTGCACTGGCTGATCCTTGGGGTAAAGTTAGAGAAGAGAAAGACATTCAGGCAAGCTCACTGCTGCCAAACACATTTAGTGCATTTGCATTTTCAGAAAGACCATACGCTTCTAATGATCGCTCTGAAACTGTATTATGGACAAAGATAGCCTAAGGAGATTTTTAGATGGCTGATTCAACTACTACAACCTACGGTTTGACGAAGCCTGAGGTCGGCGCGTCTGAAGATACTTGGGGCAACAAGCTCAACACCAACTTTGACAGTATTGATGATCTGTTTGATGGCACAACTGCAATTTCGCCTAATCTGACAGCGCTGAAGATTGGCGGCTCTACCGTCACTTCATCTGTCGCTGAGCTAAATATTCTAGATGGTGTTACCGCTACCACAGCAGAGTTAAACATCATGGATGGCGTAACTGCCACAAATGCTGAAATTAACCTTCTAGACGGCGTTACAGCGCCTACAGCAGAGCTAAACAAGCTGGATGGTTTTACTGGCGATGTCGATGACCTTAATTATGCGAAAGACTTACGCGCTACAGGCGTAACGTCTGCTGAATTCGACAAGCTAGACGGGCTTACAGCAACCACTGCGGAATTAAATATTCTTGACGGTGTAACCGCTACTGCCGCTGAAATAAACACGTTAGATGGCGTTACAGCAACTACGGCTGAACTGAATCTGTTAGACGGCGTAACTTCTACGACAGCAGAGCTTAATAAGGTTGATGGTTATACAGGCTCAGCAACAGAGCTAAACTACGCAAAGTCACTTTACGACACTGGCGTAACCTCGACTGAGTATGATTATTTGGATGGCGTTACCTCTAACATCCAGACGCAGTTAAATTCCAAGCAAGCGACATTGACTAGCTCATCAAATGGCTATGGTACGCGCACAGTTTCAACTTCAAGCCCATCAGGCGGCTCAGACGGCGACATTTGGTATAAGGTAAGCAGCTAATGCCAACGTACATCAAACACGGTGGCTCTTGGAAAGATGTGCTTGCCGTCTATGTTAAGCAAGGCGGTGTTTGGAAGTCAGCTAATGATTTAAGCGTCAAACATGCCGGAATATGGAAGTCTGCACTTTATGTTCCGGGCAGCACCTCAATCACGTCTGACGGTACATTTACAGTTCCTGCTGGCGTGTCTACGCTAACAGTTGTTGTTTCAGGTGGCGGTGGCGGTAATGCGTCAGGTGACGGTGGTCGTCCGGGTTATTCTGGTGGCTATGGCGCAAAAGTTACAGCGACAGTAGCTGTTACTCCGGGGCAGTCATTTAATGTTTATGTCGGAGCTGCCGGTACATACGGCAACAACTCAGGTTCAGGATCACCCGGTGTTGGTGGCTCAAGTTCTGTTGCTGCCGGTGGTGGCGGTGGTTGGGCAGGTCCATCAGGTTCTAGTGGTCACGGCGGTGGCGGTGGCGGCGCTTCAGGTTTTTATACTGGCAGCACACCAATAATCATCGCAGGTGGCGGTGGCGGTTCGGGCGGCTCAGGTCAGCATGGCTTCGATTGTTCAGCGCAACAAAACGGTTTCAACGGCGATACAGCATCATTAGTTACTTCTCTGTCTGGTCCATCTGTGGGTGCTACAGGCGGTAACTGCGGCGCAGGACAAAGCGGCGGGTGTTACGAAGGCGGGCGTTCTGGCGACGGTGGTGCAGCAGGTGGTTCTGGTGGTGGCGCTCCGGGCGGAGCAAAGTCTTACTACAATAACTGTTGTGGCGGTAACTATGAGCGGTCTGGTCAAGGTGGTAGAGCAGGTGGCTCTTACTACAATACAAGCTATGCGTCAGGCGCAAGTTTAGGCAATGGCGCAGCTAACACTGCAAACGGCTATGTAAATATAAGTTGGTAAGATTATGGCACTGATTCCAATCAAGCTACCGGCAGGCATCTACCGTACAGGCACTGACTTTGAAGGCTCAGGTCGTTGGCGTGATGCTAACTTGATTCGTTGGTCTAACGGCTCAATGCGTCCTGTCGGTGGTTGGCAAAACAAGCATGACGTATCTGCTAGTGTTACAGCTCCACCACGCGCTATGCACGTCTGGATTGATAACACAGCAGGGGCTAACACTGCTCTAGGTACGGCGAGTGAGCTTTTGTACGTTAATGCCTCTGGCACAGCGACAGACATCACGCCTACTAGCTTCAATACAGGTAATGCGGATGCAGTCATCAACGTAGCTTACGGTGGTGGATTTTATTCTACTGGCGGTTCGCTATACGGTAAGAAACAGCCATCATCAGGTCAGTTCCAAGAAGCAGATACATGGTCGTTAGATAACTGGGGCGAGTACCTTGTTGGATGCTCTACGTCTGACGGTAAGCTGTACGAATGGCAGCTCAATACATCTAGTCCTGCGGCACAGATCACCAACTCACCAGTAGATTGTAAGGGCTTAGTTGTAACTGAAGAGCGTTTTATTTTTGCGCTTCAGGCAGGTGGAAATCCACGAAAGATTGCTTGGTGTGACCGTGAAGACAACACCACATGGACACCATTGGCGACTAACGAAGCCGGTGACATCGAATTACAAACCAGTGGCGAGATCATGGCAGGCGTTCGTATGCGTGGTCGCACATTGATCGTGACTAACGTAGATGCCCATATTGCTACTTATCAAGGTGCGCCATACGTTTATGGCTTTGAGCGTGTTGGTACGGCTTGTGGTGCAGCCTCGCGTAAAGGGTTAGTAGCGATCGATCAGGGCGCGTTCTGGATGGGTCGAGAGGCTTTCTATTACTTTGACGGCTCTATCGCTAAACAGCTTCCATGCGAGGTTCAGGACTACGTCTTTGACGACATGAACAGCAACCAGATCACAAAAGTTTATGCTGTGCATAATTCAGAGTACGGTGAGATTTGGTGGTTCTATCCTTCTGATGATTCAGTTGAATGTAACTCATACGTTGCCTACGACTATCTTGAGAATCACTGGGAAATCGGTCGTATTAACCGTACTTGTGGCGCAGATCAGGGTGTATTCGATGAGCCACGCTGGGTTGACGAAACAGGCATTATCTACGATCACGAACTACATGGCGTAGGTCATGGTGATTACACACCATTTGCTGAATCTTCATCTATCTCACTAGGTGGTGGTGATCAGGTAATGAAGGTCAATCAATTGATCGGTGACGAAGGCTCGCTTGGTGAGGTTCAGGTCAAGTTTAAGACTCGATTCCATCCAAACGACACGGAACGTACCTATCCTTCAACTGGCGCATACAGCCTGACAAATATGCCTACTTCAGTGCGATTTACAGGTCGCCAAGTACGGATTCGTATTGAGGCTACTGGTAATGAAGATTTCAGGGTTGGTGTAATGCGTATTAATGCAGAGACAGGTGGTCGTAGATGAGTGGTGAATTACCACCACCACCTGTTGCAAGCTCATGGAGTGAATGGGGTGAGCGTTTAAATACGTTCCTAGCCCGTACCCGTGACAAGCTGCGGTTTTTGACATCTGGCGACAGAGCAACACAAGACGGCATTT